GCAACACCGTTGATGATGCCTGCGACATCTACCAGGATTCCGCCGAAAAGCTTCGCGTTCGTGATGCCGCGGTCGATAATCTCGTTGATGCGGCCAGTCTCTTGTGCCTGGGTGACCCAGCTTAGGAACGCGTTAGATACCTCGGTGAACGCTACCGCCATACGGGGCAGGTACTCGCCACCGACCGCGCCGAGGCGGAACATCGCCTCGGTGAACGGTGCCGCGCCCTCGGCTGCGATAGCGAACGAGTCATGAAGCGGCTTGAACAGTTGAGCCATGCCGCCGACAGCAACGATGCCATTTGACATGCCACGGAAGAATTCAGACCAGAAAACGCCGGTAATCTTGCCGAGCTTCACGTACTCGTCCATGAACGGCAGAACGCCATTCTGGACAAGGTCGTTCAGACCGACCTTGGCAGTGCTCCAGAAATCGTTATTGTGGTCAAAACGCATCCCACGGAAGGCGTCTTCGAAGTAGCCGGACTTGCCAACAACCTCATTCAATGCCAGAAGAATGTTCTGCAGACCATCAGCACTCGACGCCAAACCCACAAGAAAACCGCTCATAATACCAGGCAACGCGAGACCAGCACCAGAAATCTGCGCCATCGAAACAGCCACCATAGCCGCATTACCAGCCATAGCGCTCATTGCCGCGCTCATCGCCGCAATCTTCGTCGCCGCCGCACCAGCAGAAGCCGCAATACGGTCAAAATTTGATGCAACTTCCTTAGCATGCCCAAAACCCACCGACGCAACATTACCGCCAGCCAGCGACGCCAAACCAGCCTTCGCCGCATCCAAACCCTGAAGCACTACACGCACCTCAGCAGTACGAGGGCGCGTCAACACACCCAACGCAGCAGACGCCTTACGAGTCTGCGCATCCACCGTCACATGGGTCTTAAAATCCTTAGCGATACCCGCCAGGCGAGCCTTCGTCTGAACAAGAGACGCCTGATCAACACGCGCCTCAACATCAACAGCAGTCCGCAACTGCCCCTTTAGCGCGGCCAAATCCTTCTTCAGATCAGCCTTGAACTTCGACGTATCCGGGAAAACACGGATAGACATCTTGCCAATCGACGCCATCGACTAAACCCCCTAACGGTATTTCGCTGGAACCATCCGAGACAGGTCCATCTTTTCCACTGGCTGACGCATATCAACTCCGATGCGTTCTTTCTTCTGCTTGACAGGCTGCGGAGGGTTCACACGCTGTGAAGCCGTCAACCGCTTGCCCTTCACCTGCGTATTCACACCATTGACCACACCAGCCAGCAGATATGCCTCATTGCCCCACCCGAACAGGTCAGAGTTCCCAAGCTCCAAAGCACGGAACAGAGACCGCTCCTCGTACTGCACCCGACCCAGCAGGGCCTGGACCGGGCGCAGATCCTCAACCCAAACCATCTCGAACGGGTTCACACCGAACAGGGCGAGGAAATCACCAACTAGCTCTTGGTGCTCTGAGAAGAACTGGTCGAGCGCATGCCTTTTCCCAGCTCCTCCACAAAGGCAGACACAGTCTGAATCGCAGGCAACAGATTGGCCGCGTTATAAAACTCTTTGCGGAAAGTCTCCACGTCAAAGATGAACGTGTCATTCACGACTGCCTTCACCAGCAGCTTCATGTCCTGGTTAGTGAAGTCATCAACATCAATATCAAGCCCCTGCAGTGCTTCCACCGCTTCCATGGCATCAATCGGGTCAATCTCATTGAGCGGGCGGAAATACTTAGCACCGGGCAGCTTCTTAAAAGGAACCTTCGGCGCCTTACGGTCAGCGGGCATCTTCTTACGAGCAGTAGTCATAACAGTGTTCTCCTATAGGGGGGGTAGAAGTGTAGCCGCCCCTCCCCTACCGCAGAGGGGAGAGACGGCTACAACAACCAAATATTCAGTTACTAAGCGGCCACATCAGCGGCACGAACAGCAGGCGCAGCGGCAGACTGACGCTTCACCGGGTAGAAGGTCTTGTGCCAGCGATCCTGACTGTCCGGCTTCACAGTAACCTTCACCGGAACTTCGGTGTACTTCTCACGGTCAAGGCCAAGCAGACCAGCCTTCAGCGTAGCGATGTAGTAGCCGATACCAGTCAGAGTGCTGCCGTCTTCAACGACGATAAGCAGAGCGTGGGTCTTGCCTCGGGTACGGCTAGTAGTAACGTAACCGTCCTCTTCCTCGATGCCGCCTTCCTTCACAACAGACCAGAAGGTCTTCGACGGAGAAACACTCTTAATGGTGCCAGTAATCGAACCACCAGTGCGGGTGTCCTTGCGGTCCCAGGTGTCCTTGTTCGAGTCCTTGTCATCGTCCTCTTCGAACTCCGGCAGAGTCTCTGCTGAGGTATCACCAAACCACTTCCAAGCGCCCCAATCCTCACCGGTGAACTCAAAGGTGTTCAGCTTAGGAAACGGGGTGCCGACAGGGGCGTAATAAATATGGCCAATGTTCGCAATAGTAGTCGCGTCGAGCGATTCATCAAGCTTAGACATCAGCCCTCCTTCCATAAAAGGTCTATAAACAACAAAAGCCGGGGCTAGCCGGCATTAGGAGATTGACGGAAAATCACCTGAACCGCCGCAGTGTACTGAAACAGACGCGACGCCTCATACTTGTGCTGAACCAGGTGCGGCTGCTGAACCTCCGTACAGCGGCTCACCCACCCCAACTCAGTCACCTCATGCACACTATCGAACAGGCGACTAAACGCATCAGCACACAACTGCTGAGCATCCAACCGACGCTCAGCCAACGCGTTCAACGTCACCGTCGCCACCGCCGACAGCCCCGGATGGTCCAGGTTGTCGCTAAAGTGTGTCGGCGCGGACTGCTCAACAATCAGCGCCGGCAACCTCCGCAGCAGATCAGTCGGAGCCTGAAAGAACAGCGCCCCACCAATTCCCTTCAGATGGTGTTCAATGAGTCCGAGCGTGTCAATGGTCTTCATTAGAGTGCCCTCGCATTCTGTAGAGCGCGCGTGAACACGAACTTGCCGGGTTCCCACCCGCCGTCCTTCGTCACATGCCCCCACTCAATAATGTGGGCTTGCGGGTCCGTAGTGAAGATGAGGTAGTCCATCACACCGCGCTTGGTTGGCTCACGCACGAACCCGAACGACGCACGATACGCACCCGTGACGCGCCCTTCTGGGGTTGCGTACACGCGGGCAACCTCAGCGTCCACTAGAGCTTTGCCTTTGCGGGCAAGCGCAGCGAACTTTGGGTCACGGGACGCGTGCCGTGCCGCGATGAGCTCAATATCGGCTCTTGCTTGGAATGACACGCTACTTCACCTCCGCAGATGGGTCCACCATCAGCACCTTGTAGTGTGAGGTCGTCGCAGACATCGACGAGAGGATAGCTTCGCCTCTCTGCTCGAACACGCGGCCGTCCCATTCGATGCGTGAGTACGGTCCGCCAGGCCATGGTGCCTGACCATGCTCCTGGTGGAAGTACTTCACTCGGTAGACAGTCTGGACACCCTCAGTGAGCCCCGCAGCCTCTTTTGAGGAGACTGGTTGCACGTTGCATCGCACCGTGACGGGGGTTGCGGGTTCTTCCGGCCCATACGGGCCAACCGAGGGTTGTACGGGGGTTACCGTGACTGTGTGTACGCCTTTGCGGAGCCTGCTCACGGCAAACCACCACCGGTGATGTACCGTTTCTCAGAGAACGAGTCCTGGGCAGGCCAACCGTACTGGAATTGACGGTCAGGAGGCAGGGAGATGTTAGGTCCCCAGCTCCGGTGCCGGGCGGCAGCATACCCGTCAGTGACAGGGGCGACCGTGCGCACCCCGCGCCCACCTGTGGCACGGGCTAACGCATCCCACTCCTTCTCCAAAATGTCCAGCAGCCCGGACGCGACCATGTAATTCAACTGGTACGAGTAACCGTCTTCCGTCTCAGACTTATAAATGCCGCCGTCATCCGCACGAAGCACGCGAGCGGCCGCCTCAGCCTCAATATTCCTGACCAGGTTGAATACGACCTCATCAAGAACTAGCTCATCCAGAGCCTTGTAGCGGACACGAATTAGATTCTCCGCCTTGGAGAGCAGGGAGGCAATGTATGATTCTTCGTCACCGCGGAACTCCCTGCGGAGCGCAGCCTTCACATCGTCAGCCGTCGCAATAGTCAGTGAATCACTCACCATGTACGCCTCCCTTCTCTACCAGCGCCCGATTACTTCGGGTCAGCGACCTTGTCTTCGTAGGCGACGAACGCCGAATTGTCGGTGATAACCCAACCGAAGATAGCCTCCACCAGGAAAGCCTCCATGTTGCGCTGCCACAGGTTAATGACCTGGTCGCCGTCCTGGATGGTGGCGGTATCGGTGGCGCGGATGGTAATATCCTCCGCGAAACCGTACTTGAGCTGAGTCCAGTCACCACCGAACGCCTTCACCTTGGTATCTGCGCTGGCGCCAATCTTGCCCGAAACGGGGCGGCCGTACGCCACCGGCAGCCCATGAATGGTGCCCAGGCTATCGGCAAGGTTGTTGGTGTACAGGGGACGACCCAGGGCGTCAGTCTGCTGCATCAGACGCGAACGCAGAGTGTCATCGGCTGCGAAGCCGGTGAAGTTCCACAAGTTCTCCGCGTCGTTCACGACCAGGTCATAACCGGCGATCAGGTCGGCACCCACACCGCCGGCGTCCTTCTTCGCAGTGCCCAGCTCCACACGCTTAGTGGTCTGGTTTACGAAGTCCACACCGACGATGTTCTGACCGTTAAGGGCGTTCTTGCCGTGCAGAATCGCCAGGTCAAACGCACGAGTCAGAGCAGCGGATGCCTGCTCCTGCAGCACGTCCAGGTAGCCGGCGGGGTTAGCCATGCGGGACTCCTTGTCCCAGTAGCAAATGACCGCTGCCTTGACCGGCTTAATAGTCTTGGTTGCCACGGTCATGTTGCTAATCGGCTTAGCCTCACCAGCGCCGACGATACCAGCCTGGGGCTGCCCGGTCTGCACCGCGATAGTGGAACCGGTAATCGGCACCGGGGTAGTCCCGGCAAGCTTACGCACGACCGAGTCCTGGGTGACCTTCTGGATGATTTCCTGGGCGAAGGGCTTAGGCATGAGCCCATTCTGCACCAGCGAGTCAAAAGTGGTACCAGCCATAGGTTGGTGTCCTTCCTCTAATGATTTGGGTTAAACAATGGCACCCCTCCTACCGCGGCGGGTAGCCGGTGGCGGGGNAGCTCTGTAGTTGCCGACAAGGGGGTTAGCGGGTGGCTGAGCCAAAGAACGCCGCCGCCAGCTCTTCCCTGCTGGGGGAATGGGTGGCGTGTTGGGCGGGGTCTACCGCCAGGCGCGTGCCCTTAGTACCTTCCAGTTGCCCGGTGGGGCTGGCAGCGCTGCCGCCGCCGAGTTTGGAACGGAGCAGCTTGATATGCTCGGCGAGTTCTTCGGGGGTTCCCTCCGGCAGGTACGGGGCAAGAGCGATATCCACCCCGGCGGCTGCGAGGGCGCGGACTTTGTTGAGCTCGGCGCGGGTGGCGGCAAGCTCGGCAGCCGTAGCGTCCTGGCTCTCGGTCTTGCCCGCTTTGGCGGGTTCTTCCTGCGCAGGTTCTTCGGTGCCCTCTTCCTTGGCAGGTTCTGCGGGCGCCTGGGCGGGCTCTGCCGTTGCTGCCTGCTCCACCTTCGTCTTGAGTTGTTCCTTTTCGGCGCGCAGGGCTTGGATGAGCGCCCAGGCTCGTTCGGGGTTGAACTCTTCGCCGTCTCGTTCCCAGGGCGGGGTGGCTTCCTGCTCGGTGGTAGCCTGCCCCTGGGGTTCTTGGGTGTGGGGTTCCTGTTCGGGGTGGTTGCTGGGCGGGGTCTTAGACATCACGCCCCTCCTTCACTTGTTCGAATGTTTTTTTGGCATAGCAAAAGGGGGCGCCCACCTGATGGTGTGGCGCCCCCCCTGTGTGGGTTGGCTAGTTGTCGTTGCTGGGGGTGAGTTCGGGCGGGAAGGGAATAGGGCCTTCTACGGGCTTGATGCCGCGGCGGGCGTACTCGGCAGCGATTTCAGGACGCTTATTCAGCTTCCGCACCGCCGCTACCAGCCGCTTCTCATGACCGTCATTACTCAACCAATTGATGTACGGGTAGCTTAGCAAGAAATCTACGTACAGCTCAGGATCCATAGGGTAACCATTATCCGAAGACACCATAAGGTTCTCTTCCGCTTGCATCCGCTCATAACCGGAGAAGCCGACACCGTAATGCCCGCCTTCTTCCGTATCGGTCAAAGCCCAGTTAAAAGTAGTAGCAGAGTCTTCGGCATAATACGCCTGCCGGGGACTAACGTCGATATCTTTAACCCACATGCTTCCACTCTTTTTCCTGTAGGAGCCTTCTAATATCCGAGGAGATATTTAAAGGCGCAAGTACTTCTACCCCAGTATCGGCCAAATTAGCTCGACAATCAACACCCTTCATCGGGAAAGCAGCATGAAGTATAGTGCGACTGCCTATAATCTCAAGACGGGCATGTAAAAGAATACCGTCTATAACCCCTAACAGCTTAACTCCAGCCGTCCCACTCCCGTAGGACTTAACAGAGACCATGTCAGGAGAATCTAGCAGCTTTTGCACAGCTTCTCGTGCCCGCTGCTTCGTCCACCCCGGAGGGAACTTCACCTTATTCCGGTGAGTACTCTCAGGACGATGCCCACCATCTAGCCCGTTCGGCTCGCCTTCCCAGATATGCCGCATATCCTCATCAGTCAGCCGATACTCGGGCACCTTCACAGAAGCACGCGGAACAGTCTCAACACCGGGTGGCGGCCATTGCCACTCCTGCACCTCGGGAAGCCCCTTACGCCGGGAACGCCGCGAAGAGCCCATCTTCTTCGGATACTGACCATCCACAGAAGCGAACCCCCTTTCTGCCATAAACCCGTTATGTTCCTTGAACGCCTGCGCCTCGAAGCCACGCCGCTGGGATGACTCCAGCTCATCAGTCACAGCTTCCAGATGCTGTTTATCCGCACCATCTGTCACGGTGAAGGCGGCGGCTTCGTCCCGCTTATTCGAGATCAGCACGGGCGAGCCGGCGGCGGCACGCTCGGTCAGCTCCTGCTCAATCCAATCCCTGGGGTGGTTGCCCTTATATGCGTCCGGGTTGGTTGCCGCTTTCTTCACGGTCTCATCCCATAGGGTGCGTAGCCGCTCGTATTCCGCTTTGCCGACCCAGTTCGACTCTTTGTATACGGGGACCACGATGCAATCGCACGAGTCGTGGAATGCGTTCATGTTCTCTAGGCGCTGCTTATCGGCTGCTTGGCGGCGTCTGGCTGCGGCGCCGCGTCTACCACGCCCACCAGTAACGAAAGACCGCCCGTCCTTGTAGGAGGCGGCGAGTTTGGAGGAGTAGACGGGTCCTCTGGATGCGAGCATGACGCAGAACCCGCAGTTTGTTTCGCCGGTGAGTACGCGCGCCCACCCGATTGGGTAGACTTTCTCACTTACCGGCTTAGCGCCCTCAGCATCGGCGGTGGCTTGGTCAGCATCCTGCCCCGCCTGCTCAATCAGCTCATCAAGAGCCGTAAACCCCTCCAACACCACAGGGTACGCCTCAGCAGAAACCATGTCCTGAATCGGCACGAAGTTCGGCACCTCCGGGTCAGGTACCGCACGCATAATCTGCGTCCGCGCACCCGCCCGCACATGCCGCTCCATCGCATGAATCAGAGCAGCATCAGACTTACCCCGATAATCACGCAGCAGCTTCCGCACAGCCTTCTGCGTATACGTCGCCGGCTCTGGCAGATACGCCTCATACCCGAACTCCGCCGCCGTATCCGTCAGCATCCGGTTTCCCACCTGCACAGCCTGCTCACGAGCCCCACGGATAAGCCGCCACAGGGTAAGCACCGCACGCTCCACCTGCACGGGGTCGTTCCGGTCAATGACCTCCAAGGTCTGCTCCATCTGCACCCTAAAGGGGCGCAGAATCGCCTTAAGCATGTTCAGGTACAGCCCTAGAAGCACCACCGCTAGCCCCCTGTCATAGCCCGCATACTCTGGTCCAGATGCCGGTCACGCTTAATCTGCTCCGGGGTCAAACCCAGATACTCACGCGCCGTCTCCTCCGAAATAATTCCCTGCGCCTGCGCCTGCAACATCAACGCGTTACGAGCAGACACCGAAATAACCGCCGGATCACGCCAACGCGCCTCCAACGTCTCCAACCCCGTAACGTCCTCACCAGCAACCGCCAACACCAGCCGCGCCAGCTCCTCCACAGCATCCCCAAATAGGTTCTGCTTCAACTCCGCGCGAGTAATAAGCCTGTCCTTGGCGCTACGCATCGCCTCCGCACTGGCGGGGTTAGAATCGGCGCTAATGCCCATCATGAACGGCGGGATACCCGTCATCGCGCTCACCTGCTGCGCATACAGCTTGAACGTGTTCAGCAGGTGGGACAGGTCAGCACCCGGGATAGCGCCAGTCTTCGCATCCGAAGGACCCACAATGAAACGCCCAAAGTACGCCTCAATACGCCCCATACCCTCAACAGACAGCGCCTCATCCACCCCATCACCGAAAAGGTACCGGGTCGGCATCGCCAGTAGCTCCTGAGCCACCTGCAGGTTCGTGATCGTGCGAGAAGCGGCATCACAAAGCTGATGAATCTCCTCAATTTCGCTCCGCCCAGCCTCACCCAAACGGATTTGATTCACGAAAGGCACCACAGGGATACGCCCCAGCCCGTGCTCCTCCCGCGCCACCAACTCCGCCCCAGACCCGCCGGCACGCCACCACGTGGTCACATTCGGCTCGTACACCGCCTTGTACTCGCTCTTACCGGAACGGTACCGGCGTACCGCACGCACCACGCGCCCGGCATAATCCTTCTCCAGCTCAAACTCGTTCCCGGCGTGCACACTCACCACCGGAATATCCGAATCCGCCGAACCGCCCACCACCATATACGAGCAGCCCTGGATAAGAGCCTCAGTCAAAGCCAACGTCAGCAGCGTCCGGAAGTTGTTCGCTTGCAGGATCCGGTTAAGCTTCTCCGGCGCCTCGTGGACTTCCCCCTCATTAGCCAGAGAGAACCCATCCAACACCAGCGACTCCACCAGCACGTCAATGCTTAGCTTTGGCCAACGCACCGGCATCTCCAGCACACGGACGTCGGGAGGCAAGGACACGCCGATCGCGTCCAATCTCGCTTCGCCGTTATAGTAGGCTTCCCACTTCGCCGGGGAATTTACATAAGTGCCCAACCTGCACCCGCCTTCCTATTCTGCTTTTCCAACAGCCCATGGTGGGCAAGAGTCGCCGCAACCAGCGGCGAAATGTCCTGAGACCGGTCATCCCTCGTCCAATACCACAGCTCGGACGACCCCTTAGAGCGGCGGCATGCCTGCACCGCCGTGTCTAGCTCGTCCTGCCCGGTATGCCGCACCCCGCCACGCCCCAGAGCCTCAAAAAACACCCCGCAAGCCTGCGAATACGTGCGGTGGTCAAGAGCCGTCAGGTGCCTCCGTAGCCTCGGCTGCTTCGCCACCACCTCACTGGTCTGCCCCGCCGCCGTGTACACGGTAGCGACAGGCTCCCACTTGCGTCGCAGCTCTTCCAAACGTGCCGGAATCCAATCCGTACCAACGCGCCTATCAACAACCTCAATATGGACGTTCCCATCAGCCCGGCGAGACGCTGCGGCAATCGTTGCCACGTCACGCAAAGGCGTGACGTCCACACCGAACGCGACCTCAACGCCGGAACGAGACTCCGCGTCAAGGCACTGCGCCCAAAAATCAGCCGGAATCGCCGACGAAGAGCCAACCTTCGACCAGATGCCGAGGCGCTCACGCTTGAAATGCTCATCACTCATCGCGCGACGCTCCGAATCCACATACTCAGCCGAAATGCGCCGACCAAGCGCAGGATTTGCCAGCGCCCAGTTCGCCGGGTCAGCCGGGTCAGCATCCTCAAACGCGGACCATTCGTAAAACGCCAGCTTCGTCTCCTCAGCAGGCGAGAGCGCCCTATCACGGATGCTTTTCAGCACCTCAGAGTCCGGCATGCCAGCAGATGAGGCGTACCAGATTTGCGGAGACTCATTTAAACTCTTCGATGCCAGTGTCGGCAGCATCGAGGCCTGCACAGACCGCGGCAAATCGTAAGCCTCGTCAAAAACAACCAGGTCTGCGGTGAAGCCACGCGCCGAACCGCGGCTACGCGCCTTAAACAGGACGCGGTTACCGTTCGCAGTCGTCAAGGACATGCCGCTGTTGCCGGTTTTGATGCCTGACATCTTCCCTTGAGGGTCGCCCGCATAGCCAGCCATGTACTCGACCAGCTCGGACCCGCGAATCAGCGACTCCAAACGCTGCTGATGCTCAACAGCCGTACCAAACAGATGCGCCGAGTGAAGAATCAGCCGCTCACCGAACAAAAACATGCCAGCAAGCTCACGCGCCTCAAGAATCGACCCTTTGCCGTTCTGGCGCGGGACGATGAGACCGACCTCGAACGCCTTCCAGCGCCCATCCACACGCTCACCAAGCGCGCCACGGAGCACATGCTGCTGCCAAGGGTCTAAATGCAGGCCCGCAACAGCCGCCAAATCCACCGCATCATCACCAGCAGAGGTGAAATACAGCGGCGTGACGTCAATGCGAGGTGTCTGAGACCCCACCAGCTGACCATTCTCAGCCACAGAGCCTCACCTCCACCCTAAACAGCCTGCGCCTCTTCGATGCGGCGCTTCCTACGAGCCGCCAACTCATCCAAGGCACTCACCTTCGGCTTCGCCGTCTCCGTCAACCGGGAAATCTCAGCCACAGCCTCAGCCTCAGCATTCAGCAAGGACGCCACATCACGAGGCCCAGCAACAATCAGAGCCGCGCGAGCCTTGTAGAGGCGCCACCGCGCGGACTCCAACGGGTCCTCATGCGTCGGCACAGGAATCTCACGCGTCGCACCATAGGCGACCATCTGCTCAACGACCACGGAGCCACCCTGTCCAACGGCTTGGACAACAGGCGCAGGACCCGCCNGCGGCCGCTCCGCAGCCTTACGATCACGCGCCGCCTTCGACGCGGCACGCTCCGCCGCCCGACATTCCGGGCAAGGAGCCTCACCCCGGCGACGGTGACGCTTCGCCGCCGCCGTAGTCCCGCAGGGAGCCAGGCTGCGGCCTTTTTTCTCAGCCACAGAACCCCCTCTCAACGGGAATTTTTGGGTTTCAGAGCCCGCGGGGGGATGTCACTATGACCGAAGGGGGAAACTTGACCCCATAGGGGGTAACCCCCGGGGGTACGTTTCCCATTTCGTCATCATCTGAAAACCAATTCCGTTTCGTAGCCATTGAACAAAAAACTGTTTTAACCGCTCACCATGCTTGCGTGGTCTTTGGTGCTCGCACCTGGTGTGCGAGGCGTTTGCGTCCGCGCCTGCTGTTGCATCGTCGGTGTGCCGGCGCTAAGTCGCCGAGCAGGTTGCCACCGTTGGCTATGGCGTCGAGGTGGTCGGCTGTGAATGAAAGCGGCGATGTGTAGGGCAACGTCATGTCGATGGGTTTGCCGCAGAGGTGGCAGGGCCAGC